TGAATTCCTATATTTGTTGTGGAGGCGCCATAAGTATTCGATGATGCATCGTCGTCAAGTGTATAGACAACTTCTGTTCCGTCAGTTGACTCAACTGTAAAGGTTTCGCCGTCGTAATCCTCGGCGATTGCGCTATTAAATTGTATTGTTGCTGTGGCTGCGGCTGCGGAGTCTCTAGCAACCGATATTTTGCCATCATGAGCATTGCTGGAATTTGTAATGGCGTCTTGGACCCGGCCTGCAATCCAAATCGCGTTGGGGCCACCTTGAATTCCTATATTTGTTGTGGAAGCGCCATAAGTATTTGTGCTTGTATCGTCATCGAGTGTATAAACAACTTCTGTTCCATCAGTTGACTCAACCGTAAAGGTTTCATCATCGTAAGCAGCGGCAGAGTTATTATCGAAGACTATTGTTGCTGTAGCCGCGGCGAGATTTCCTGATTTTAAACTACCGGTAGGTTCTGAGTTGTCGGCGGATCCAGAATAAAAACTTACATATATGGCATCTGTTCCAATAGATGGAATATTCGCCAACTGTCCTCGAACATAGTTATAAAGGAAAAGCGTATTTAAGTTATCATTGACACCCGCAAGAGAACTGCTATAATACACATCTCCTCGATCGTCCTTGTTGCTTGAATCCCATCGAGCCTCAATGACTGGTTTCTTATAGAAATATTGGGTGCCTCTCGCAAAGAATCGCTTTGTATAATACGAAACTGTTGAGCCGGTTGTGTTCTGTATATATCCACTATATGTTGGATCAAAATCAGTTGAGAAATACGGTTCGAAGGCTCCGGAGAGGTGGACCCCAAGCCCATAGTTGTCGATTGTACCAGCAGACCATAGCTCTACCATTTGAGTAATATCAATTTCTATGTCTTCCAGCCCAGACGTGAAGCTTTGACTAAACCAGCGATAAGGATATGCTGCATTTGCAGTTGTAATGTAGTCTCCGCCAACTTTTGTCCATGGTATCTCGTTGTTTCCATCTTGTTGAACTGCAAGAGCTATTCCACCTAAAGTCCCGACAACAGACGAATCTGTTGCACCGCCGGCGGTACTAGCTGTTACATAAACTATGTGGCTGGTTGTTGGATCGATATTTGATGAAAAGTTGCCTTGAGCATTGACGACGGAGTGAAACTGCGCTGCGATTGAGGCCTTGGCTGCGCTGGTGGAACTTATGTCTACTTCCACTTCCGAACCATCTACCGATGGGGCAGAGTCCCCAGAGCCGTCGTTGAACCACAAGTTGAATCTTTTTTTGATGTTATATACTTTTATGTAATTGGCGCCGGCTCCGGCGCCATAATCTGCTAAAGTGTCAGAAGAGAAGGTCACCTTGGTGATTTCTTGTAATCCTTCGCCCTTTCTGGCGATCCAGTTTGAGCCCTTGTTCCCGTTGGTAACATCTTTGTATTCCTCAAGATCCAGACCAAAGCCCTCTTCCCAATCCGCCGAGATTGGTTCTGCCACAATTGTAAAGCTGCCCGATGGAACCGTTTTAGAGTGAGGGGCGTTGAATAATCGCAAATAAAAGCTAACGCTACCCGAAGCCGGTATGACTCCATTGGTGCGATCAGTCGTGATGTCTGTTACTGGAAATTTGACTAAGATCCTTGATATCTCCGCAGAACTAGTCGCTTGTCTTCCGTAGATGGAAAATGTTTCTAATATGTCAGCGGCGCCGGCATTGGCGCCGGTGGCGCGTGTGCTTAGATTAGATTTAAAAGCATTTGTAATGGTGTTATCTGCGTTGGCTACATATTTTTTGATGCCCATTATCTAACCTTCCCTCGAATGTCTGTGTCCGGATATTTTATTTCTACAACTGCATTTTTTGGAACAACCAGATGACTTCCATCTGGTGATAGATTTTCATTAATCTCTAGTAACACACTTGAATATGCTGAACCATCCATATTAACAATTTTAACTTTTACAACATCAAGCACTCCTCTAACTTTTTTTAATGTTTCATAAATATCACTGATGAATAGCGGTTCGCCAATATAAAGAGGGGTGTCATATTTTTCTTTTAAGCCTTCGACTGCTCTTTCTAAAAGATCATACTTATCAACGTTTGCCGCAGGTCTTACAATAAATTCTATTCCTAAATTTATTATGTATGGATCAAGTATATCGATACTATCATTCATCATGCGATGTCGGTTTAGCCAACTTTTGAGGTTGTTTTTAATAGTTGGATTTGTTTTGGAAAGTTTGCCAAAAGAGTCTTCTGACATCACATACAAATTAATGTTTCGTTTGCGCGCGTCAGGGTCTTGTTGGGCGCTAACTCTCTTAATCGAGCCGAACTTAGGAGGCATCCTCTGGGCAAGACTTTCGTAATCGGCTTTTGTGACGGCTCGATTTTGTGTTGGGAATGTGTCGTATATTCGTCTTTTTATCTCATTGCTGGTTAAGGAGCGCACATCTCCTACGATTGGGGTCTCATTCAAAACCTCTAAAGAACCTCTAATCGTGTTAATTGAGCTAGCAGCCAAATCAGGTCTATTACTAAACTCCAAATTAGCCGAAGAAACACCATTTAAAGCGCCCACGGCAACATTTGAAGTGAGAGAATTGGTTACTCTATAAACAACCCTCAACGTTGTGTTGGCTGGAACTATACCAAAGGTCTCATTCTTTGATAGTCTTGTTGGATCAAATGTGGTATCGGTAACATAATCTTTTCCAAAAAGCTCCATTGCAACTGTTTGCGGGCTGGCGACGACGTTAGAATCTCCAGCCTTTCCGCTTCCAAATTGTAGCGCAACACCGTTTCTATTTATGTCTACAACAAACTTTCTTGATACCAAATATGGTTTTAAAATAGACGGCACATTGTCGTTTTTATAATTGTTGTTTGATATTTCTTTATAAACTAAATCTTGAGACAGATAATCTACTTCAAAATATTCATTACCTTCCGAATCTATTATTGATATAATCTCAACCACATTGGGAGATGATAACCTTATTCTTTTAAATCTTTCATATGGGCCGACGGCAATTTCTTCATACGAATAATATCCAGATACAACATTTCCATATGCTTTAATTGCAAAAAAAGTGGGGGCGCCATTTGTTGGATCAGTCCTGGCAACAATCATAGGATATTTAGCGTCTGAAAAGTCGATATTTTCAGTTAAAACAAAACTTAAACCGGTTTCGGATGTAAAGCGGGCGCCTTTCTTTAAAGTTGGTATATAATCCGTATCAGGGCCCAAAGCCGTAGTGGAGGCCGGTATCAGCAGATATAAGGCAACTTGTCCAAACGTCGAAGCATTTGCTGGCTCTTTATATCCTAAAACACGGCCATGCCTCAATACATTTTCATATTGATATGCGGTGTCGAGAAACGACTCATTAACATTATAATCTAAATAAAACGATAGTTGATCGCCTATGTATGCAACAGAATCAATCATCATTGCTCCAAAAGACGCTTCGCTAAAATCTTGAAACGTATCTGGATAAAGCCTTTCAGCCAACTCCATTAAATCCTGTCGGATACTGCTGAATTCTCTATGGGTATAATCTATAGGAACTATCTTTTTTTGATCATCGGCCATTAAAACTTCCTCACTTTTAAATAGTAATTTCTATTAAATCTTTAAGGCCAAGTTTGGGAATAGAATATACCAACATTATACCCAGCCTATAACTCTCTATTTGAGATGAATCAAACAACACACTTGATACCTTGACGGCCGGCATGTATATGCGAATCTGCTCACGTATTTTTGTTTCTATTTGCATGTTAATATCTTCGGAAACATTTGAAAACAAGTAATTTCTAATCCCAACTCCAAAATTTGGCTCCATCACTCGCTCGCCCGGGGACGTCAACAATAACATCTTTAAATTTTGTTGAATTAGCGACTTAAAACGCTTGTTCATTTTGAAGCCGTCACCAGAATCAATTCTGAGCGGCAGCGCAATACTTAACGAAGCCATATATTTTTACCTCACTATAAATATATCTAATCTTTCTTTTTGCATAGTTCATCATTTGCATTGTACGGATTAGTCCTAAGACTGCCGCGCCGATACCACGGTAAAAACGCCTTAACTGAAAAGGCACCCTTGATGCTAGCCATTGCACCAGCAAGCCAAATAGCGCCGGCGCCCTCTAGATCATCGGGGGGCTCAAATTTACGAGACGTATAATACCCTTTAAAAAGTTTCTTTATTCTTGAAGTTGAATTTCTTAATAATGTTTTATCCCAATCGTCGAATTCTAAAACAAACCACCTGTCATCTGATGTTCGATCTCGGTTGCTTTGCCAACCATCACGAGAACCTGCATAGTCTACACTAATCGTTCCATCGTCATTTACTGTTACATCAGCGGCCATACCAGGCTTTGTTCCGATCCCGGTACCCACACCAGCAGATTGATTGGTTCCTACCGTAATTTCCCCTATGGACGGTAAAAAGCCCATATCATTATAAATCGCCACCATCGAAACAAGTTTATTAAGAGGAAAAGCGTATCGAGACAAAAGCCTAAACCTTTCATCTTCTTTTAGCATTTTAATCAAACAATACAACAATTTAGAATCTGCTTCTAGTGGTGCTATATTTGCAATTGTAGAATCTAATGCATCTATTTCCACTGTTGTGATCGTTGATTTTATAACACCATCATAAAAAGAGAATTGAAGCCCATATCTGACTCCTAGCTCGCCCTTAACTCCCGCAATTTTTGAATTATCTGGATCTATGATCAATTCCATTGTTCCCGGGTAGTGATCTGATATGTTGTCCGCGCCTGGGTTACTTTTTATGACCGATAGAGCAGTGGTGGGATCGTATTTATCGCCATTAATACTTATATATTTTTCAACTACAAATGGTGTACTTGAATCCCACGTATATTCTCGCATGTTATATTCATCAATGTCGCCAATCGGGACTTTCATTCTCTTGGCCAGCGGGCGCAAAGTTATGTGATCGAGGACTGAGTGTTGTTCGCCAGCCATATATATCGTATCGCCATCCTCGTCAATATACACGTGATAATATCCAACATATTCTGTGTTGTCATCAGTGTTGGAAAATTCATCTCCATATGTATAGTGACTGTCACCAGATGTTGGTAGGTCTATCGCCTCTTCTTTAATCTCCTTATCTAAATCTAGTGTTTGGCCTTGTGTCATGTGTTGCAACAAGTACCAATCTAAATCAAAATACTTTGGAGACATTTGAATTCCCTCTAGATTCTTAACAAACTTTTTGCCCATATATCGAAGTTCTTCAAGCACTGTTTCTTTCAGGACTAGTTTTGCCTTTTCTTCCGTTTTCTTAATGGCAACAAGATTTTGTTCCATGCGATAATTCTCTAACGTTTCAAAAAACCCTATTTCTTTCCGTTCTCGCGCCTCGGACCAATCTTCTCTATAAGGATAGTCTTCCGCAAACTCCTCCTGCATATCATTAAGACTACTTGTGTCTTCTCCACCTATCGCCATGGCGGCTTCGGTACTAAGCGTTGTCAGGCTCGTTAGCGCCCTTAGAACATGAGGGGGTGGGTTCGGTATATCGCCACTATCGACGCGGCGGCCATAATTTTGTACCGACTGCTCTAAAAATGAATACCAGAACTCCGTGTCCTTAAACGCGGTCATCCACTCCCAGCCCGGGCCAGTCGTGTTAGCCTCTTTGAAGCGCTTTTCCATATTTTCCACAATATATTGTGCAAATATATTGCTATACACATTGTCAAAATCAGGGCTAAATGTAGTAAAGGTGGCCATGGCCTTAATAAAATGTGTGCTAGCATATATTCTACAAGCAGCAGATATTAACCCATCAATACCAGATACAGCAGCCCTGTGAAGTATTCTATTGTATGGTAATTCCATCACGCATTCTGGATCTTGCTGCAATCTCTCG